TCTTCATCATGTTATACATAACTTCTGCGCCTTTGTCTACATTTCCATCACCAGCGTTTCTAACAGCATCTGCTGTAAATACAAACTCATTCTTTGATAGTCTTGCGGGCACATCGTCTGCTTTTTCCATACGTCCAATAGGCACAAATCCACCTTCAGCTCTTAAATCCATTTCTTTACCACCCATGTCTAATAGTGGCATTGTCTTTTTAGCTACTGGTTCTTTCATAGAACCACCCTCAGCTCTAAATCTTCTTGCTAAATATTTATTAGGGTTAGCTCTTATTTCTTGTATATCTATTCCTGTTTCATCTGCTATTTGTTGTGCTTCCTCTTCTTCTTGTGGTGTTAAAGCACCTGCTATTAATGATGCTCCTGTTATAGCTGATCCTATTCCAAGATTAGAAAATATACCCTTTCTTACAAAATCTACATTTTTACCTGAACCAACTTTTCTTCCAAGAATACCTAACCCTTCACCAGCAGTTCTAAATATACCTGGTATACCTGCTTGATTAGTAAAAAATTGCCCTCTACCAATAGCTCTCAAAAATGGACTTGATGCTGTTGTTCCAAATGTAGATGGAAAAACTTTTGCTGCTAAAGGTCCACCAAATTTTATAGTAGCTGCTGCTATCGCAGCTTTACCTACCGGTGACTTTGCAATTTTTTTAACTGTTCTTGTAACTTTTTTAACAAGTTTACCTAAACCATACATCTGTCTTGCAGATTCAAAATCAAACTCACCACCTACAACATTACCACCATCTGCAAAAGATCCCATCTCAGCTGATGTTCCTTTACCTTCCATAAAGTCTGAATCTTGTGCAAAGTCTGATTGATAACCACCAATTCCTTGAGTTCTATTATCTTGTTGAATTAATTTTGTTTCAATTCTTGGACGTACAATATCACCACTTGTTTTTAAAACTTCATCTAAAATTTTTTGTTTTGCAAGTTCTTTTGCTAAAGCAGGTCCACTAGTCAATCCACCACTTAATACAAAAGCTAAACCTTTTCCAATTGTTCCAGGACTTAATTGATTTTTTAAATCATCCTCACCAAGAGGTCCTAACACTTCACCTCCTGATTGTAACATTTGTTTTGCTTGTTGTGCTCTAGTTATGGCCATCTATCTATTCTATTTTGTTTTACTTAGAAAATCAAGGCTAGGCATTACTACAGTAACATCTCTTCTGATATCATCAGGAGATATACCCTTTGTTTTCCAATCAGCATCATCCTTGTATTCTTCGCCTGTTTTCTTATTTGTTATCTTTTCTATTATTTTTTTTGGTTTTAGTTCAATCATTATGTTGTTACCTCTCTTGGCTGTATTTCTAATATAGAGGCTATGACGTGCAGCTCGTTCGCGTCAGCAGCTTGTACCTTTAATACCTCACTCTCCTCCATTATAAGAGGGTTGGTTAAAAGTTCTGTTGTTGCTTTAGATCCTATTGCCTTATCTTTAAATATATTAAATATATTAGAGTCAGCATCTACCAAAGTAACCGTTATCGTGGTTCCTGATCCAGCGTCCTCAGACACTAATATAGATTTTACAACAGCTGTTTTTGCACTTGGCACAGTGTACAAAGTGGTTAAATTTGATGTGGTTAAATCTGCTTTTTTATTTATAAAACTATTTGCCATTAATTTAAAAAGAAGTTTTGAGCTTCTACTTCATCCTTTAGTTCTTGTTGATATGTAGTGTTTAGTTTTTGTATTATACCATCTAGATCTCTAGTTTGAGCTTCTGCAACGGTATAATCATATTCTTGTGCGGGTCTTGTTAATACTTGTACTATCTTTGCCATTATCGTCTACCATCTGGTTGTGTATCTAATCTAAAAGTTCCTAGTTTCCAATTTTGACTAACAGCTGTATTTTCTATTTTTAATGCAATAGATCTTGCTCTTGCTCGTGTATCTACTTTTAAAGTAGAGGATGTTATATCAAAGGGACCTAGTGATGAGCTTGCAGCTGTTTCATTAGGAAAATCTCTTAATTGTAAAGTTATTCTTGTTGTTCCTGTCTGTGATATAAAGTCAGGTATAAATCTTCGTATCTTCATTAAAAATTCACCATCTCCTCTAAATGTTGCAACCCCTGTTTGTTGACCAGTTGATGTACGAGATTGTGTAATGTCAAAATCTCCCGATACTATGTTTGCAGTAATTGCTGTTATTGTACCATTTCTATTTTGATCTGTTCCTGTTTCGTGTTCATAGTATGATGTTCTACCCTCTGTATTTCCAACTACATCAAAAGATGTATCTGTTGATGCATCGTATTCTAATGCATGAGGTTTAGTAAATACCGCAGAGTCTTGCCACATAGTTCTTGCTAATGATCCCACAGTCCACACTGGTCTTTGTGGTGATGAATCAAAATAATTATATGAAACCATTCTATTTACAACAGAAGAACTTGACTCTGGATAAAACCACATAACTTCACCAAATAGATTATTTAGTCCTGCTGATATCATTTGATTACCAGATTCAATATTTATATTATCAAAAACAAAATCTTCTACTAAACAAGGTAGCGATTCTAGTTTACCAGCATATCTAAAGAAACCATTCTCTGACATCCAATACGCAGCACCATCTACTTCAACACATGCGTTTTGACCTGCAAGTCCACAGTTAGTTCCAACTTGTGAGAATGCAAATGTAAATGGCTGACCAACAAAACGTTGAGTGAATAATGCAGTATCAGTCCAAACATAGATTGCATCTCTACCTCTAATAGCCCCTCTAATTTGTGAGCCATCTGCTAATCTCTGTGTACCAGCTGTATTGGTTGCTGTTGGTGTATATGAATTAATGTTTTCTTGATCAGAGAATCTTATAAACATATCATCTTGTGTAGCTGGGTTTCCAATAGTTGTTTCTGTCCCAAAAAATACTAAGTGACGATCCGGTGTTGATACAACCATATGACGTGATGCAGTTGGTGCACCAGATATAATTGTTGCCCTTGTGTCCGTTGCGTTTGATAAACTAGAATCCCATTCAAATACAGCGCCATCATGAATTAAACAAATAGCTTTATCACCAAAATTATCTAGTGACCACATACCAGGTTCTAATACTAAGTCACCTGATGCAGCCTCTCCCCATGCAACAAAGTCTGTAGTGTTAGTCACCGTTGCACCATCACTGTGTGCAGCTCTTGTTGTTCCTCTAACAGCTCTTGTAATACCAGTTAAAGTAGTACCGCCTGTAACTCCTGTGTAAGATATTTCTTCTGTTCCAACTTTTATAAAATTAGTTCCAGTGCTAGGAAACTGTGTGGCATCTGCTAAAACAATTGAAGTTCCTGATCCACCTGTTCCAAACGCATTATCACCTAAAGCTCCATTTAAAGTTGTGGTCGCTGCGTTTGAAGCTTCTCCACCCCAAGATCCTAAACCCCAACCAAAACCTTTTTCTTGTACAGCTGAACCTACAGTGTAGTAATGTTGAACTCTAATACCACCGGATGTGGTTGCACCAGATCCTGTTTCATTTGACGGCATCGTAATTGTTAATGTTTCTGTTGTAGGAACAGAAGTTACCATAAACTTTTTATTATCAAAATCAGAAGCACCAAAATTAGATCCCGTAATACTAGTAAAATTATCTAATAAAATAATATCTTGTGGCTCAATACCATGACCACTTGGAAAAGTTATTGTGACTGTCGGTGATCCGTTAGTCGTGCTAAATGCACTAGTAAGCGTTGTTGTAGATTTAATAGGATGTATGTCATAAAATACACCACCAGAAAAAGCATATAAAATTCTATTTGTACCAATAATTGCGTATCTTCTACCTAAACTATTAACATAATGATGAAGACCTCTGCCTGCACCTGTTAATTCGTTTTCATTTACGTTGCCTAATTGATTCCAGCCACCTATTTTTTCAGGTGTTCCATACCTAAACCTAACATTATCGCAATCTACCCATTGACCCTCGGCTCCTGTAGGCGTTAGTTGTTTATTTATACCTGGCTGAAAACCTATTTTTTGTAGCATAATGTATCACTATATAAGGTTTTTGGTTTTTTGGTAGTATTATATTACTCAGAAATCCAGGCTGTGCCGTTCCAATTGTACACGGTTCTTGATTCTTTTAAATCATTTGATTTTGTTGCTTCCCAACCTGTATTATTATCAGCTTGATATTTATCATCATTCCAAACAATTAAATATTCCCATACAACAGGATCTTGACCATCATTTATAATGGTTGGTTTAGCTATAGGTGGCTGCCAATCGCCATTTGAATCTAATGTCCATGCTGTAAAAGGCTGAGGGCTAATAAACATGTCTTTTTCGGCATCGTAAGTAAAACCTTTGCCACCATAATTTTTTCTAAAATTACCATTATAAGAGGTTTGTTTCCAAGTTCCCCCTTTAAAAAATTTTTGACACCATGTTTCACCATCTACATGCATATCGTTTTCCCCTAGTGGACCATCTGTAGTAGGAATATCATTTCCTACAACCACCACTCTCTTTACAACGTTGTTTTCATCTAATTCTGAAAAATGTGCCATTTTAAATCTCCAATTAAAGAACTATACGTATATATTATTTTTTATTTTTAGTCAACTTCATACCTTTAAACCAAGCAGGAAGACCTAATAAAGGTCTTTTATCAAGATAGTTTTCTTTAGCTTGTTTAGAATTAGCTTTGTTATAATGTAAAAACACCTGTCCACAATGTTTACCTTTAAATTCTTCTCTCCAATGTTCAAGATCACAACCTGAGTATATTAACATATCTCCTGGTTTAAGATCTACTTTAATACCAGCTTGACCTTTTTTTCCAGTTGGGTCTAGATAGATAGGCCATGGATCACCACCTAAATTTAATGTTGTAGATATTTCACACGAATACCTATCTTTGTGTCTAGCTAAGATGTCTCCATTTTTATATATTCTTGCATAAGAGTAAGTAGGACTTAATTTTATACTAGTATGTTTTTCCATAATAGGTTTCACTTCTTGTAATAAAGTTTCCATGGCTAAATCACTATAATGTGAATAAGTGTTTGGAACTTGTTCATCATTCCAAACACCCCAATATTCTGTAAATGGTGATATGTATTTAGTATCAAATAAAAAACTAGCAACGTTTCGTTTGTTTAAAAAATATTTGTAAACAAATGCAGCTAACTCAGGAGAGATAGCTTTTTTTAATACTGTATATTTATTTTTTTTAAACGACATTCAAAACTCCTTTGGGTATAGCTTGACAGTTAAAATGTATAAATCGAAAAGTATCATAGCCCATATCTACAACGTATTGATGAGGTAAATATGATGGAAAAAATATCATTCTACCTGGTTTAATTTTATAATTAATTTGTGAAGATGCATATGTTATTTTTGTTTTATCTTTTTCTGGTAATAGATTCATAAGATTACCTGGTCTTGGATCTTCAAAAATAGGTAAAGATGTTTTGTCACTACACTTTAAAAAATAAAAACCAGACATATGTCCATTCCAATGTGTATGTAGAGAATGATGTCCGGCACCTTTTTTAGCAAACTCTTGTACCCACAGTTCTGTAGTGTAAACTCTAAAATTTGTTAGATCAAAACCCATCTCTCCAAGCAAGTTATAAGAAGTTGCTCCAACATAATTTTGTAATTCTAAAAAATCAGGAACATTAACTAAAGAAGTTGAATGAAACACATTACCCATATCACCTTTATTGCCAAATTTTTTATTACGTTTATCAATAATTGGTTTTAATCTTTTTTTAGCTTCTTCAATATATTTATCAGATGCTTTATTTAATGAGTCTACAAAACTTGGTTCATCAGCAAACCATAAAGGTGTTGCAAAATATTGTTCTAATTGAAGTTTTTTAGGATAACTTTTTACTTTTTGTTTTTTCTTTTTCATATTTTATTAAAAATAATTAAAATTTACCGTTACTCTTCTTTTACGATTATCACATAAACTACTTGCGTGAGGGACACTTGGGTCAAATAATACTGCTCTATTAGCTTTTGCCTCCACTGTCTTATTTTTAAAATAGGTAGGACCATTATTGTTATTAATATAAAATAAACATCCTTTGTGTTTAAATGGATAATCACTATGAAATTCATTTTTTTCTTTTTTATGCACTGGACAATAATTATTTGCTTTTATTCTTATGATACTTTTACAATCTAATTTTTGAATAACTGGTAGCCACATGTTAAACCAATCACTAACAACACCAGGTTCTCTATAGAAAGTATGGGTAAAATAAAATTTATTATCAGGATCTCTTGTCATAAAATCATTATAGTACCAAGGAAAATTATCTCCTAAAATAATATTTTTAATATTATTAAATACTTCTTTTTCTAAAAAATTATCTATTACTTGAATGGCCATCCTAAATTCCATATTACTAAACTTTTTCTTTCTCCACTTTTAACTGGACATACTCTATGCCACACAAATGAAGGAAATACAACTAAAGATCCTTTGGGTAATATTTCTTTACACTTTCTAATATTTGGTTTTTTATCAGGATCCATATTTCTAAAATCAAATTCTAGTTCACCACCTTTATATTCTTTAGGATCGGATAGAGTAACTGTAACAGATAGTTTTCTAATTTTACCATTTTGTGGATCTTGTGGTTGATTTTTATTAAAATAAGGTTTGTCCCAACTATCACAGTGCCAATCATAAAACTGACCTTTTTCATATTTTGTAAACTGACAAGATTCAGACCAATCCCATTGAAAATTCCATCCTGCATTTTTATTTGCTTCATTAACATACGGCTGTATTTCTTTATAAACCCATCTATCATTTATCCAAACAATATTAGAATCTCTTTTCTTTTTTAAATCTTTAATTTGTTTTTGATTTAATTTCTTTGCACCTAACCCACCAGTGACTGCCATCTCATCTTGAAGTTGTTTACCATATCTTGCAATATCATCACAAATACGATTTGGAATCGCTGATTGAAAATACCAATAATAATTTTCTATGTTCATATATCTTTATGAACAAAAATATAACATTTAATAAATGATTGTCAATATTGCCTTATATTACAAAAGTGCCTGATACTGTGAAAGTTGCAACTTTTGTACTACCTGGTGCACATGCTATAGTATTTGTACAAGGTGTAACTGATGCACAAATAGCATTTGGATATCTTAAAACAACAACGCCTGAACCACCACTTCCTGATGCATTACTATTAGATCCAGATGTTTCACCATTAGATCCTCCTCCACCACCTCGGTTAGTAGTTCCATTATTAGATGGTCCAGCTGCATTACCACCAGTTCCAGGGACTCCTGCTCCACCAGTTCCGCAAGGAGATGCTGCTCCTGCAGTTCCAGGATTATAAGCTCCACCTCCGCCGCCTCCAGCGTAAGATAAAGATGAACCTGTAATTGAATTTGCTATACCAGCTCCACCTCGTCCACCAACAGCAGATCCAAGTGTTCCAGGTGCAGTTGCTCCAACAGCTCCTCGGCCTCCGCCTCCGGCGCCACCAGCTCCTGGGCCTGTTGCTGCACCACCATTATTTCCTTGTGGTCCTCCTAATGGTGCTGATACGGGAGGAGTATTTCCTGCTCCACCTGCACTTGTAGCTGGGTTAACAGGGAACTTACCGCCTGATCCTGATCCACCTGGAGTCCCGTGAGGACTTGGTCCAGGGGCACAACCTACTGATCCACCACCGGTTGCAGTTTTACAAATTGAAGCTAAGGCTCCCGCACCACTTACTATAGTAGTGTTTCCACCATTAGCAGATGTTGCAATAGCTCCTGTCCCTCCAGGACCTCCCGCACCGATTGTTATATTATATGTTCCAGCATCAAAACCTATTCCAGCTGCACAAGAATTACAATATGAAAACAGTAATCCTCCGCCTCCGCCGCCACCTGTAATTTGGCCTGTTCCTCCGCCACCACCAGCAACCATTAAATAATCTGCTGTAAATGGATTAGGCGCAACTCCGCCTCCAGAACCAAATCCTAAGATTTGAAAACCAAAACCTTTTCTTTTTGATTTATCTATTTTTGAACCTTTGCCTCCAACACCGCCTTGGAGAACATTTATTTTATGGTCTCTCATATTCTATTCCTTATGCGTCGTTAGCAGCGTTCGTAGTAAAGAATAATTTAATTCCAAGTAATCTAGCATCAGCATTTAAATCATCTGCTGAGACATCTCTGGATACTTGAAAGAAAACATATTCATCTGCACCAGGTGATCCTGCTATTGTTACTGCTCCACTTTCAGCTGCAACATCTAAATCATTTGAAGTACCACTATGTGCTTTTGCTGTTGCAACAACTTGTGTTCCAAAAGCTGTGTTTAAGTCTCCGCTATCAGCTAAAGCTACCGCTGATAATCCCCATGCAGTAGTTCCAGTGTCTGTTGATGTTGCTGTAAAGAAAGCTTGAAAAGTTACTGTTCCTGCATTCCATGATTTAGGAAATGCAACTGCAAACTGTGCAAACTCATCAGAGTCTTTGTCAAAATCTAAAACTTTTAATTCAGGACCATTTGATAATTCCACTTGTGCAGCCTCTGCACCGTTTGTACTATTAGCATACATTGCTACTGCTGGAACCCATATAGTTTCTTTTCCTGCAATTTTAATTGCAGCTGTATTATCTCCTGCATCTACTGCTTGAGCAACTCCACTTCCGTTAGGAGATATTGTTATATTTCCATTTGCTCCATCTGTAATAGTAATATTACCAGAGTTAGTGCCTGAATTTGTATCTAAAACTAAATCTTGTGTTCCGCTTGTTGTAATTGTTGCTGCAGCTGAACCTGTACCAACAACTAATTCACCTGATCCTTTTGGTGATATTGCTAAGTCAATATTAGTATCTCCACCATTTGCTGCGATTAACGGATCATTACCCGTAGCTGCATTTGTAATTTTAATTTCATTAACAGCTGATGAAGTTGTACCAAATACAACTGATTCATTACCATTTGCATCTGCAATAAAACCACCATCTGCAAATTTTGGAGCTGTTAAAGTTTTGTTTGTTAAAGTTTGTGATCCCGTAAGTGTTACATCACCCATTCCAATATCAATAATATCTGGATTTGTACCATCATTTGCAGAAGCAAATACAATTTTAGTAGATGAAGGTGATACTGCAACAGTATCTCCAGATCCTGAAACGTATTTAAACGTTACATTTTGTGATCCACTTGTAGAATTTTTTAAAAAATAAAATGTTTGAACATCAATAGGTATAGTTACGTTTCTTCCTGAAGTTAATGATCCTGTAAATTCGATCATTCTGTGAGATAAAGTTGCACCAGTAGATCCATCAGATACAGATAAATCAGTATCTCCAGAATCTGATACGGCTTGTTGTGTAAATCCACCAGATATTTGTTCTATAATCTGTAAATTAGTATTAGTTTTTGTTCCCCATGTACCGGCGTTCTCACCAGTTGCTTGAAGTTCTACCCCTAAAGGTGTGTATGTTGATGCCATATTTTTATCTCCTATGCAGCGTCACTATAACTTGTATTTGATCCAGTTGCAACATTTGTATACGACGAATTTGAACCAGTGTCAACGTTAGAATATGCTTGAATTCCAAAGCCTGAAGCTGTTCCAAATCCAGCCACAGAAACAGTTGCAGATTGACCTGATATACCTAAAACTAAATCAGCAACAGTAACTGATCCAACTGCTGAAGTTATTGATTGACCTGTTAAACCTTGAACAACCGCTAAAGGATCTATTGATCCAACTGACAAAGTTGCTTGTTGACCTGTTAAATTTACAACAGGACTTGATCCAATACTAATACTACCAACATTTGAAGTTGCAGAAACTCCTGTTATTCCTACTACATCAGCAGGAGATAAAGAACCAACAGCTGGAGTTATTGCTTGACCAGTTAAACCTACAATCTCTTGTGTAGGGTCTATTGATCCAACAGATAAAGTTGCAGAAACTCCTGTTAGTGTAAACGTAGCGCTAATTACATGTGATACAGAACCAACACTTGAAGTAGAAGATACTCCTGTTAAACCCATCACGTCTGCAGGGTTTAATGTAAATATTCCCCAACCATTATCTCCCCAAGATGCATTACCCCAACCACTAGCACCCACATTTGATGTCATTGCATCAGGAGCTGTTAATTCAACCGTTAATCCTGATATACCCCAAGCCTCAAAATTCCAAGTATCTCTACCCCAACCTTGTTCAGGAAAAGCGATTAGATCTCCAAGTGATACAGTTGCTGCTTGACCAGTTAAGGTAACGGTTCTGTCTCCTAAATCATTCCACTCACCATCATTCCAACTTGAACCACCCCAACCTAATATTATTTCTGATTCAACACCCCAACGATTTACACTCCAACCAAATGCACCGTATGAGTCACCACTAATTGTATTTGCTTGTCCACCCATACCAGAATGAACAGAACAATAATAATATAAAGTTGGTGCTGAGGCAGCTACTTCTATTTGTGTGTAAGCTCCAGAAGATCCTGGAGTTCCATTTGTTGTTACACCGGTGGTATATTCACTCCCGCCAGAATGTGTTCCTCCGCTTGTTGTAGAAAGTCTTAATGGATGACCACTATTTGATGAATCAGATTGATCAAATCGAAAAGTTCCGCCCTCAGCTAAATTTAAAGTATCTTGTTGAACACCATCAATAAAATATTTATTTCCAGAGTCGGTGCTAACCACCGTTACCGTAAATGTTCTAGTAACGGACATCCGTCGTTACTCCTTTAGGCTAATCGTATGATTGCGTTAGTTGCGTCTGCTGTAGGGAATTGAATTGTAAAAGTTCCTGATGTTACAGTTTTATCGCCGCCAAATGCTACGACTACACATGCAGGGTCTCCTGAAGCTGAATCATTATATATTAAACAACCATTCGCTGTAAACGTTGCACTTGTATAACTAACATCACTAAAATCACAAACTGCTGTTGTACTATCAGATGTAGGGGTTACACTTGTAAGAGTTGCTCCACCTGCAGTGTATGCAGTTCCTGATGAATTTGTAATTTCATTTGATGTTGAATAAGCTGTTGTACCTGCACCTAAAGATGCTGAACTTGTATACAACGCAATTTTAAAAGTGTTACCAGTTGTTGCTGTAAAATTATGAACTCCTTTTAAAAGTTCTACTTTAAAACTTGTACATACTGCCGATGTTATTGCCATAATTTATTCTCCTACGGGTTTGCTGAAGTTATTGGTATACGAACAGCGCCATCAGTATAGTCATCTCTTCGTCTTCTACCAACTTGCTCGTTAGCAAACTTCTGT